TGTAGGACGTTGCGGGCCGGAACTTGTCGCCGAGTGCGCCGACTGGCGGGTTTGGGCGTGCCCAGCAGATGACGTTTCGGATGCGCCATGATCCGGCGGGTGACGGTTCGCCGGTGAGTAGGTTGCGGCCGTAGGCGAGGCTTCCGGTGAACATGTGCGGGATAATGCACATGGATTTGGCGAGCGGCCAGCCTTCTCCTCGCTTGGGCGGCACGCTGTCGTCCTTCCACAGATCGTGCGAACCGACTCCGCTTTTCATCGCATCAGGTCCGTTGTTGCTGCCGCTGTACGTGTCGCCGATCTCGTAACAGAGCGTCCCGTGTGGTGCGAGGACTCGGGCGTATTCGGCGGCAAGGGCCAGATGGGTGTCGATGAACGCGGCCGGCGTCGGTTCCTGCCCGATCTCCTTACCTTTGTCGGGGTGATCGTCTGGCAGGTATGACCGGAGCGCCAGGAACGGCGGCGACGACACGATCAGGTCGATCGAGCTGTCGGGGATCTCGGCGAGACGGTCGAATACGTCGCCCACGCGGTATTCGAGTGTGACGTTCATGCTGTGGCCTTGTCAGAATCGTGGTGCGGGTAGCCCCGCTCGGGTGCCGGTCCGACGACGGCTTGGCAGGCGGGCGGGAACTTGCAGGCCCGGTCGCCGCACGCCGGACATCCTGACGGTTCATAATCTTCGAGCAGGCTCATCGGGCGAACCGGTCGGAGGTGACGACTTCTTCGTTGCCGTCGAACTGCTTGCGGACGATGACCGCAGTCACGTTGCTAGCGCTCTTGCCACGCAGGTCGGCGTAGGCCAGAGCCATCACCCGGCCCTCCATCACGTCGTAGCCGACGAGCGTCGAGCGGCGAGCCGGGAACGCCTTGACCCAGCGGACGATGTCGCCCGAGCCGTTGAGGGCATCCCACGACTTGAAGATCCCCCACGACGTGCCGAAGCGGGTGTCGATCAGCTTGGCCGGGATCAGGTTGCCGTCGAGGTCGAACAGGGCGGGCACCTCAGCCTTGCCGCCGTTGTCTTCGATGTCGGCCTGGAGCCGCTTCTTCGCTGCGTTGCAGCCCGAGGCCCATTGGCTCATGAAGCCGTCGGTGTCGCAGCGCTCGAAGCTGTCGGCGGCGTCCTGTTCGTGCTGAGCAGCTTCGGCTCGCAGGGTGGTGGCGGGTGTAGTCATTGGTTTCTTCTTTCTGGTTGGTGTTGCGGGCATCGTGTGTTCTTTAGCGGTGCGGTCAGAGTCGGTGGCGGTTTTATGATCCGAACGGGAACCCCTCTTCCTCCAAGATCATTCGGGCATAATCTTTGGGTGCTTCATCGGCATCCCAAGCGTCGTAGCTGTTGCCATCAGGAAGATCGTCGATGCCTAATCCACAGACTGCGGCTACGGCTTCGTCGGCCAGCCGGTACCACTCTTTGAATGTGTGGCCTGCGCCGTTGGTTGGTGCTTCGGTGCTGTTCATCATTGGTTTCTGCTTTCTGGTTGGTGATCGTTGGTTCAGTGGAAGCTGACGTAGGTAAAGGAGCAGCTGCCGCCGTGGACCGGCTGATTCCAGGAGTCGAGGATGTCGGCGTTGAACGTGTCGCCCTGTGTCGTGGTGACGGTGATCGTGTCGCCAGGTTCGCCCAGGTAGAAGCCCAGGATGTCGAACGATTCGCCAGGGTCTAGCGACCTGATGGTTTGTGTCGAGTAGTCGATTTTGGTGATGGTGGCGGTAGTGGTAGTGGTGGTAGTCATTGGTTTCTTCTTTCTGGTTGGTGATCGTTGGTTCAGTTGAAGTCGCCGACCCATTTGCGGGTGTCGCCGTCGAGGAAGCCGATGCAGGTGCCGTCTTTGTAGGCGGCGATCTTGCCGGATGGACCGTAGAGAGCGATGCCGAGCCAGTGGCCGGAGCGGGCGAGGGCAGCCGCCTCGGCCTCGGCGTGGGTGTCGAATCCGGCGATGAAGCGTGCGTCGTCGCCGTTGGGGACGATGGCGAATTTGGCGGTCAGCGGGTTGCTCATGTCAACACCTTACTCGACTCGGGTCGAGTTGACAACTACCGGCCCGAAACTATTTACGGGACCGGCAGGCGGTTCGCCTCATCCACAGGTCGAAGAGAATCGGATCATGGCGAACTCGCAGGCATGTAATCCATCTGGTCCGGCAACTCGATCTCTTTGAGTTCCTCGACCGTAGGACGACGCAAACCGCCGTCACGCTCAACGATGTGTTGCGGTTGCTCCCACGGATCAGACCGCTTTTGCGATGGCATACAGAACTTCCCCTCTCTGCTCGACGGACTCGATGACCAAGCCACCCTGATATACACGCTCGCTTGACCCGGCCATCTTCCCAGTGGCCGATCCAGACAACGACACCGACCGGGAACCCGGCAGCACCTCAATTATCACTGCCCGGCTCCCGACACGGTCGCCGTAGTAATCGCTCTCGGTATAGGACAACGCTTCGCGCACGTCATCGGTGAACGACGTCACATCGAGGTCGATCTTCTGGCCTTGCGACAACTTGAAATCGTCGCCGACCGTCATGCCGCGGTACATCGTCGGAGAGGTCGGGGTCGCCTCATCGAGTGCCTTGCGAAGCACCCGAGCCGACGCCTCAATCTCGTCTCGCATCTGGTTGGACGACAGCACCTCGAACACGTCGTCATCGGTGCGTGCGTACCGCAATTTCTTGAGGTTGGGAACTTCTACGCCGTCGAGCGCAGGGCGACCAGCCCGTAGGTTCATCTCTGCTTGACGCACGGCGCGCATGGAATCATATTCCTGCTGCCAGACAGCGGTGCCCCGTACCTCCAGATCGCTCGACCGCCGCCAGTCGTCGCCGTTTTCGGTTCGATCCAAGATGGCTTCCATCAGTTTCGGTCGGCGTTCGGCAGGCGTCGGCCCATCAGGAACGAACGGCTGGGCGACAGGCTGCGTGAACGTTTCCTGGGTGATCGCCTCCCTCGCCACGGGTGCCTCCAACACCTCTTCAGTCACCGCCTCGATCGTTGTCCCATCTGGCCGGGTGTCGCCGACGAAAAACATTTGCATCACGCACCGACAATTCACGACCTCGTCGGCAGGGCCAGACGGATCAAGCGGGCGATCCATTGACTTCCCACCCACGATGAACGATTCGTCCATCAGCACGGTCTGATTGTTGGCCTTCTTATGACTTGCGCGGGTGCGGGAACCGGGAGTAGCCAGCCACGACTTTTCGACCGGACCGTACTCGCCGAGCGCCCGAGCGCCATCCATGTCGCCGCCGTTATACGCACCCATCGTTTCAGTCCGAGCAATCGCTTGTGCCCTGCCGCGCGCATACCCAGTAATATTCTCGACCTCTTGGCGGAGCTTCGGAATCTCGACGCCCACCGAAATCGACTGCTCGGCAGAGAACTGGACCTGCGACCAGATCGACTGCGAAGCACCGACGATCCTGTTGCTGGCAGTCGCCACATAATTCTTGGCGTTCACATTCACGACCTCGGTCCACTCAGCCAGAAGATCTATCGGCATCATTGGGGCACCGAGCTGGGCACCAATCGAGCCTTGCAGGTACATCGGCTTGACGCCCAGATCCAAGAACTCATCGACCGCAACCTGCCACTCTGCGGTCATCGGATCGAACACAGACGCGTCGCCCGAAGCCACCAAAGTATCGACGTACATGTTGAGATGCTTCTCAGCGATCTTGGCGGCAGCGTCGCCCATCAGTTTCGCCGCATAAACCTCCCACGAAACGAGCCACTCCTCAAAGTCGGTCGCCGACACGAAGCCATTCTCGTCAGCTTTCAGCGGAGGAGGATTCGCCATCGGTCACGCCATTGCTTCGATGTCGAGCGCAGCAACAAGGCGAGGAAGGGTGTGTTCATGCTGGGCGGCGAGAAGACCCTTGAGATATGCCGTCATCGTGTCCAGCAAAGCCTTCTCACCGGTCCCAAGATATTCGGCGATCTGTGGTACTCGATCGAATGACCCTGACAGGAGCATGTCCAAGTCTGCGTACACGGTCGGCTCATATTGGAGATGCAGCGTGCGGGCGTCGCCCTTCTTGTCTACTGCTTGCGGACCTTGCCCGGTTCGTTTGCCGATCGCGCCGAGAAGACGTTTGCCTGCCATCTCCATCGCCCGATCTGCGATCCCGTCACAGGCCATCAAGAAGGCATGATCGTAGGCTGCGGAAGTTTGGCTCGGCCTGCCGTTTCGGGACGGCGCGGACCGCTCTGTGGCGGATTGGGATTCCGGCTCCGTAGATGGCGAATTAGGACCGCCTGACGTGCCCTGAGCAGCCGCAATCACGTCTGCGATCTCCTGGTCGAGAATGCCAGCGTTTGCGAGCATCGCCGGTGCGAGCGCCGGAGCGCCCTTCGCAGTATCGAGCAGCACACGCTGCTTGAACTCTTCGTCGTCCGGCTTGTCGTCGTCGGTGAATCCGGTTTCCCGACGCAACGCCTGAGCCGAAAGTTGGATGCGGTCGTAGACAGCGATCGCAGAAGTTGTCTTGTCTGGCGGCGAGGTCAAGTCACTTGTGTCGTACCAGACCATCGCTGCGTTCTCATCGAAGCCCTCGGCCCTAAGCGCAGGCTTCAACCATGCCTCGGTCAAAGCGTTGCATACGATCTCGGCGTTCGGCTCGATGTGCAGGGTGATCGCAGTTTCCTCGACCTGCCATGCTGTCCAATGATTCACACCCGACATGCCTGTCAGGACTTCGGGCGGCATGTCGAGGCCGAGCGCCAGACGCTTGATGGCGTCCTCCATTAGCTCGCGCACCTGAGCATCGAACGGAGTTGAGAATGATATGTGTTTGATCTTGTCGATGAACTCGCCAGGGATCGCGATCGGCAACGGCACGACTGCCGCAGCGGACTGCCGGTTCTTGATCGGCGTGGTCATTGCGTTTGTCAGCTCTTCAACGAAATGGTCGAAACGATCCTGCTCGGTAGCTACGGTCGTCTCACCCTCGACGGGTGGCGGCGGCGGGAACTCTGTCTCCGAGGGGATCGCAAGCAGACCGGCACCGGCCAAGCGGGACCGTCCCGAGGCGGTGATGTGATCGGTGAGAAGCTCAATAATTTCCAAGACACCGAGAACAGCCCGTACCGGCGCATCCGGTTGCCACGGCTTGCGAGGGTGCCTGCGCCAAACTTTGACGATCAGCGAGTTCGGGTGGACACGTCGCCATGCCTCGTCGCCGTTGCCGTCACCGATTCGGACGTAGATCTTTTGGTTGGTGATGCCCTCGAACTTCAGGGCATCCTGTGGGAGAACCTGCCAGGTTTCGTATGAGTCCGAGTTTGGATCTTGGAGGCTTGGCTCGGCGACCAGCCAGCCGAACCCGGCGATCGACAGGTGCGACCCGAACTCTCCCAACAGTTGACCCTGGCCCGAAGCGCCGCCAGCGATCTGTTCGACAAGCTCGATTGCGCGCCGCTCAGAAGGTGTGACCTCATCGCTGTCCACGTCGATCGGTGTCGGCTCGTCGCCGACTTGCCTGGGTGGTGCGGCGGCAGTCAGGTTGACTCTCGACATTGCGTTCGATGTCCAACCGACGCCGAAACGGAATTCGCCCACCCGGTCGTAGTATCCCCAAGCTCGCTCCTGCCATTCAAGCATCATGCCCGAAGACTTGTATGGGCGGGAGATGTCGGCGGAGGCGATGACCTCAGCGGCGGCGACCAGCGAGTACCGGTGCGGCGCAGAACGTGCGGGTGATCGATCAGCCATGACGGTCAGGCTACTCCTGTGAGGGGTGTTGATCTTGGGATCGGCGTCGAGACTCATTCGCGACAATCATTTCAGCTTCCAAAATTACGAGATTCTCATTCAATTCAGCACCTTCTTGTTCCTCGAAGTGTCGGATTAGAGCGACACATGCGGCGCGCCCCAGCTCGGCCAGCATCATTACGACTACGACGAATACCGCCACGATCGTTTTGGCCCGCTTCATCGCCGACGCCGATCAGACAGAATCATCAAGATCAGTGTCGCAGCGATCAGACCGGAGGAAGTCAAGACCATAGAAATGTCGGCCCAGCTCACCGGTCTAAGCGGTCCTCGATTGTCTGTCCGAACCCGGCTACCAGCGAACCGGCGAGCGACAACAAGATCACTTTGGCGGCGAGGTGGTCTTGGTGGATGAGCGACAGCCAGACGATCGGGATGCTGGACCAGAACGAAATGCACCACGGGCAAGAAATCAGGTATGCGAGCTGCGACTCCGCACCGAACTTGATAATGAGGCGTTCCCGTACCGGTCGGCTCAACTCATCGAGAGCGAGGAAGCGGGCGACACGCCAGCAGGCGAGAAGAAGGACGACGACGAATAGAGCGGGCATGTGCGGAGTCTACGTCAGAAGTTTCTGTCGCTGAATGATCTCGGCACCCTGCCGACGCTGCGTGGCTGGACTTCTTCGAGGAGCGTGCGGACGCAATGGACCAAAGCGTCGAGGCGGTCAGGTGATTTCGATTCGTTCGGAACCCACTCGGTCATCTGATCCTCCAGCTTCGGCAGGAACCCTGCGTGATGAATCCAGCCTTTGGCGTAGAGCGCAGAGACTGGTTCGGCTCGGGCCTGCTTCGATTCTTTGGCCGTGATCTTCTTGACGACGACGGACGGGTCAACGGCGTGGATGGTGGAGCGGACCATGTCTCCGCCCTGGTTTTTCTCGACGTAGATGGCTTGGGCGTTCCAGCGTCGGGCGGCGGCGACGACGGCTGCCCCCCATTGCTCGGGTGTACCGGAGAGCGACTCGTCGGCGAGGATGACGGCGTGGTCTTTGCCTGCTTTCGCTCCGGTCGGTGCGGTGCCGACGACGATGCCGCATTCAGCAGTTTCGCCAGGAGGGTCAACGGCGACGATCGTCCGCCACAAACGGCCATCGGGTTTCGGTGCTTCGATGCCGTGCGCCATCATCCCGTCCCTCAGCGACGAGTCCGGCTGTGTCGCATCCCATACAGCGAAGCGAGATGCGTCCACCGTTCCCATGATCCACAGGGAGCCTTCGACGCTATCCAAGTATTCGGCGTGTAGTTCTTGCTGGCCGAGCCGGGTGCCTTCGTATCTGCCGAGGACGACCTGAATGAATGCTGGGGCAAGGTTGCCGAGGTTCTCGTATGTCGAGCCGGTCGTCGTGACGGTCCCTGCTTCGGCTTCGATTGCTCTCATCCACGGCACACGTTTCGGGGTGCCGGTAATAATCAGTTTCGGTGTGCCCAAGCGGAGGCCGAGGCGGGCCATGTCGATCACCTCGCCGCCAGCATCCATTGAGGCTGGTTCGTCCACCCAGACGACTTCGTGCTGCGGGCCTCGGAGCCGGTCGGGTTCTTCTCCCGAGAACAGGATGAGGCGTGCGCCGGTCGATTCCCAGGTCAAGCGTCGCTTCGATGGCTCGTACTTTGGGCGGTCCCACGGCGGGCAGACGGCGAGGATTCCTGATTCGCCCTCTACAAGAACGTCCCGTGCGTCGCCGGACGTTGGGGCGACCGCTGCGAGGAGGCCCGTAGCGGAGCTGTGAGCGAGGTCTCGTATCGTTTCGGAGCCGGTGCGTGTCTTCCCGTAGCCTCGACCGGCACGATTCATCCAGACATCCCACTTTCCTGCCGGGATTGCTTGCTCCGGTCGCTGCCAGAAAGACCAGTCGTAAGACAACTCTGCGGCTTCGTCATCGTCTAGCTGAGCGAAGAGTTCGGACAGCTTGCCTGCTCGGGCGAGCCGGTCTGCGCGCGACTCGCTCATTGCGCGTCGAGCGATCGGCTGATGACTCGCAGGATCACTTCGGCTGGAGTTTCGTTTCTCGAATCTGCGAACTGTCGGAGCTTCCGGTCGTGGTCAATCGGTAGGCGAAGCGAGATCGACTCACCCTTGGTCTTTGGTCGAGACATGCCGCATACCGTACACGGGAAGATGCCGCATACCGTATTCGTTATTCGGCGAGCCGTAACGGCGGTACATCGCCGAGTTGCGTGTCCATCAAAGTCGCTTCGATCGCTGCCGCTTTCGACCTCGCCGACTCGGCGGCAACTTCCGTCACCGACACCGATATCAAAGCCGTCACATCGGAAGACCGGGAAGCACCCGACGCATTGATGAGCAGCTCGGTTGCCTTCAACCGATACTGATGCGGGATCGTGGCGAAGTTCTCCATGTTGGCGTAATGGATCAACGTCTGCGTCGCAAGACCAAGCGCCATCGCCATCTGATGCTGGGCACGACTGATAAGCGCGCCGTGAGCAACGTCGATCGCCGAGCGAACGGAAGAATGCTTCACATACCGTGAGACAGCAGAGTTCGACACGCCGAGCGAATCTGCTATCTGCCGATCGCTGACACCCGCCAGTTTCATTTGGATGATGCGTTCCTTGTGCTCATCCAGCATCGACGGCTGTTCTATCTGCTCTGGCTTCTTAGGCATTTGTGGCTTTCTGTGGACAGCGGTGGAGGCGGTATCTGAATGCTTCGGTTGCGGGGATCTGGTTGGGTCGGGTGATTGTGTTTCGGCCTGCGGAGATATGGGTTCCGTCGGGGTATGGTTGTGTGTCGATGTTGGTTGGTTGGCCGTTGAGTGTGGTGGCGTGGAGGGGTGCGCCACAGGTGGTGCAGGTGTGGCTTGTAATCATTGTTGTCTGCCGTGTGATAGCAGTCTGAGTATGTCGTTGAAGTCGTCGGGTGTCCAGACGTGGTATTCGATGTGGTTTTCGCTGTTGATGGCGCATGTTCGGAGTGTTGTTTGCCATACGGCTTGTTCTGGTGACAGCTTGTTTGGCGGGATCTTGAGTTCGGTGATGACGATTTTGCCGGTTTCGTGGATCAGGGTGAGGTCGGGCCAGCCGACACCGTCGTATTTCCATCCTGTCGCCCAGCCTTGTTTTGTTCGCATGGGTCGGTGGCCGACGGCTCGCCAGCCGAAAATGGTTGCGGTGTCTACGACCTGTCTTTCGAACTCGGCTTCGTTCATACCCCGCACAATACCCGACTGCTGTCGGCGTTTCGGTTTCGGGTGGAGGTCGGTGACCGTCAGGTCAGTTCTCGACGCTCTCCGTGGCCGTGTAAGCAGTACTGTCACTTTGGGTGGGGAGTTGGGGCGGGATGGCTGCAAGTTCTCTTAGGAGGGCGCGGCGGCTGGCCGCTTCGACGCGAGATGCGGTGACGGCGGCATCGCTGATCCGAAGCGAAATGGTTGTTGCGGCGAGAGCGGCGACAGCCAAGATAGGAATGGCGTAGATCACGCGGCTCTGCCTTTGGTTCGTGAAGCGTTTTCGCTCCGATGAACCTCTCCAGTCTCAATGCAGGAAGACAATCCTGGACAGACCTCGCGATCACTGTTCTCGACTGGAGAGATTCATCGCAACGCTCGGGCATTTCGCCCGAGGTCGCTTCGTGTCTAATCGGATGTCAGAGGATCGAGCCTCACGATTGGTTGAGGCCGGTCGTTCGGGCAGATGGGTTGGTGGAAAGTCATCGCAGCGATCCACCGACCGCACAGCGAGCATTGAGTCAGCGTCACTGTCAAGACTTTTCGGTGTAAGCCACATAGGCCAACATTGCGAGCAGGATGATGGCGAGGCTCAACGCCCAGATCGGTCCGTCGTTCATGACGTCATCACGCCCTCGAACGATGACGGGCCAATGTTGACCCATGTCAGCATCCGGTTGGCTGCCATGATCGGTGACTGGTTCGGGGAGTCGGCCAGCGCGGCAGCGATTTCCTTCCACTGGTCAGCAGGCAACGCATACTTCTTCGGGTCAACGGGCGGGCAGTCATCATCGTTCAGGTAGATGCCGAAACCCTTGTAGGCATCGACGATGGCTTGCTGCCAGTCGTGGCTAGCGACGGACTTGATGGCTGCCATCCGTTCGTCGGTGAAACGTAGCTGTGTCTGATTCATTTTGATGCCTCCAGGAACGAATGTGCTACTTCTTGCCAATCGACTCGCCACATGCTGCCCACTTCGGAGATGAACATCCGCCACAGAGCGGTTGGGTTCCATTCTTGCTCGTATGGGAACAGGACCATCTCGACGTTCTCAGTGCAGAACTTTTCGATCGCATCGCCAGCAAACCAAGGGGACTTCCCATCGACCAGATCGACGCACTGCGAATACAGCGACTCGTCGTTGCTGAGGTAAAGGTGGGCAGCCCACGTTTCTCGGTTGACCCAGCCGTTGTACCTCTCGGCTTTCACCGGATCGCTCATGCTTCTTCAGCGAACAGGTTGATGACGATCTCGCCTGTGGCGGTGGTGACGACGATCTTGGTCGGGTTGCTCAAGTCAACGTCGGTCACCTTGTGGCAGTCGATCGAGGCATGGTTGAACTCGCCGCTCGGCGTGGTCCATGCCCTTGCGTAAAGAGGGGAAATGCTCATCTGGCCGGAGAAGTACGGTTCGCCATTACTGCGTTCCCATCGGGCCACCTCTGTTTGGAGGGGACCGTGCGATGCCTGGTTCTGTTCGAGGCATCGAGCCGATTGGCCGACGTAGTTGCCGGGTCGGATTTCGGATTGAATCTGGTTGGTCATCGTGATCTTCTTTCTGGTAGGTGGAGCGGTCGCTCCGATAATCCACCGAGCAGGGGGAGGCTCGGGAGATCATCGCAGCGCCTCGGCGGGGAGCCGAGGGCCACGGGCGGATCAGCCAGCGTTTATCATCGACCGGATGCGGCGGACCTGCCTGAGGCGGGCATCGTTGGCGGAACGGGCGAGATCGTTGCCACGTCCGCTCCAGCGATCGTCGGCACCATCGGTGGCGAGGTCGACAAGTTCGCTCATCATTCCCAGGCGGATCTGATCTTCGGTCATCTCGGATTCGATGAACCATTTGGCGATCGAAGCAAACTTCCCGTACAGCTGAGCGACGGCTTTTGCTTCGGCCATTGCTACGGCTGTCTCGGCGGCTTGTTCGACCGAGGTGATCGACACGTCCTTCAGGCTGTCGTAGTGAACGCTCTCATCGTTGGAGCGCGTCAGGCACTCGGTGGCGATCTCGGTTGCGATGGCTGACTGGAGGGTTGTCTGGTTTGTCATTGGTTTCTGCTTTCTCTGGTTTCGGATTTCAGCGGGACCGGGAAGTCGGCTTGTGGTTGGGCCAGTTGTTGTATGGGCTGGCTTCCCACTCTGCGAGCTGGTCGGCGTCGATCGTGCGGACAATCGAGCTGGTGCCCTCACCGACTCGGAACATCCCATTGCCGAGATCGTGGACGTTTTGGGATTTCTTGGATTTGATCTGTGTCTTGTTGCTCATGTCAACACCTTACTCGACTTGGGTCGAGTTGACAACTACCGGCCCGACAGCAACGATGTCGCTCGGGTCGATGAAGTGCGATTCACCAACTTTCGTTGCCGGTAAGCGACCAGACGCAATCCACCGACCCACAGAAGACTTACCAGCCCCCAAACGCTCAGCGACCTCCCTGACAGACAAGAAGCCGGTCGGTCGAGCCTGAGCAGCGATCCTCGCCGACACGCCTTCAGCGGTCACGAGGTAACGCACAACACGGCCATGCTCCACCTGGGCTCTCGACGGCAAGCTGCCGCTGTTGATGGCCTTCAGTACCGCCTGGCGAGACACGCCGAGGCGGTCCGCTGCTTCGGTCACCGTCATGTAACTCATTTTGTTTCCCTTTCGGATTGTTTCAAGTTGAGTGTGGAGCAGGCTGAGCACCTCGAACCGATGAACACCCGTTCGTTGCACGCACCAGAGTTGCACGCTGAAAATCTGGTCGGCTGCTCGCCTCGACCGTGAGCGACGGAAGCGTGTACTCGCTTTTCGATTGCGTCGCCGAGGTCGAGCCGACAGAACTGGCAAACTGTTTTGCCAGGATGAGCCGAGAGGGTGGTGTTGGTCAGGTCGTCCTCGCACTTCGAGCAGACCGAGCGAGCGCCGGAATGCCAGAAGTCCCGGTCGCTCATGTGCCCGACCATCGGGCTGGCGTAGCGGAATCCGCTCATGGCGTAGCCTCGTTGCCTTCGCCATCATCGACATCACACGACTCGCCCGAGCAGTCCACGTCCACAAGGTCATCGTGATACCAGATGCCCAAACGTCCGTGCGGTGCAGGCCACCGCTTGTCGAGCGTGATCGGCCGATGGCAGTAAACACACTCGCTTGTCGTCAACTCATATCTGGCAATCATCTCAGCCAAACCCGTTCGCGATGTCATCTCGGGCTGTCTCTCGCTGCCAGTCGGAGAGTGATCCGTAGTCGCCGCTTAGCCGATCCTTGTCCATCTTGCGAATCCAGTCAGCGAACTCGGCACGGTCCCAGCATGGGCTGCATTCGCATCGTGCCGGGTGGGCTGACACGGTGTCACCGATCGGCGGGATGCCAAGCGTGTAGTCGAAGTTGCTGGTCGGCCATTCGCCGTCAGCCATGTCGATGGGGTAGATCATCGTGAGCTTAGAACTTGGAAGCAGTTGCTGGGGCTGGTCGAGAGGGTGTCGTTCACCAGAACGTCTTCGCCCTCGAAAGCGAGCGACTCAACTGTCGTATTCTTCTATTCGCCCCGCCAGTTCTGAAGGGGAAAGGTGTCGCCGAGACGAAGCTGGTCGGCTCGGGTAGCCGTGGTAGTGGTCGAGCACAGTCCGACCCATTGCACTAGCTTCGCTGGGTTGCGGTCGGGTGCTCCGACTGTCGGGCTGGTTGATTTGGAGTTTGTCTGGTAGGTCATGTCAACACCTTACTCGACTTGGGTCGAGTTGACAACTACTGGCCCGACAGCAATTTAGAAAGCTTGCAAAGCCGCAGCTAACACAGCATCAGGAGGCTCCCTGACATCCAACGAAACCGCACCCAAAGCCGCCGCCGCATTCCTCGCCGCCGTCAACCGGCCACGCCACCACGCCTCATTCTGCGGCTTCGTTCCCAACGCAGCCGCACGATCCAGCATCCGGCTATACATCAGCACCGGGTCGCCCGTCAAGTGCAACACCACCAACGAGTCGTACTCGTCACGCACCACCCGCAGAAACTTCGCAGAACCCAACCGGGCACCCTCGCCGATCAACCGCTCAGGAGCAGCGTCAGACCGCACCCACTCAGTTGCCTTCGGCATAATCGACATCGCCAACGCATCCGTCCCCGAGAAAGTCTCACGGCGGCGACCAACCTCGACCCAACCGTTGTGATGATCGAGGTAAGGCACAGGCCGGTCATGCTGAGTGGCTTCCTCGCCCATTCCGAGCGACGACATCAACGACCGCACCAACGTCGACTTTCCCGACCCAGGCGCACCCAGGACGTAGATCGCTTGCGACTTCACGGCTTGTACGACATCAAATACTCAGCGAAGTCATCGTTTGCCAAGCTGTTCGGCCTGATCTGACGGACATGAGAGAACGCCTCGGCTCCTGATACGCCTGCCAAATCCGCATACGCAAGCCCTGTGAGGAAAGCCGCCCGGTTGCGGCCTGCGTTGCAATGCGTCAGAACAGGACGATTCTGAGAGGCGCGCTCCACGATCCATTCCTTTGCCTGCAAGAAATCGGCCAACACCGCAGGACTCAACCGCCCATCAGGGACTGACTGATGAATCGAGTTTGCGCCTAGCTCAGCGAGGTGCGGCGGGTACGCAGGCGACAGCGACACAACCATAAAGTCATGCTGCCGCAGCCACTCAACATGGGACGCCAACGGCTTTCCCCGCGTGTAGAGCGAATGTCCGTAGTAATACATTTTCATTTTGATCTCCTTACCGTTGCCATGTCCGCACAATGTTCCAATGCTTCTCTGGGATGAACTCGTCATTGATCGTGAACCCAGCATCCGCCATCACCTCAAACAAGCGAGGGCATTCCTCCGTCCGCCACGTCCCACGATTCAAGTGAAGCTCCATCGCCACCATCGACACGTCCGACGCAGCAAGGAACGACCAGTCGATGCCGTACTCAGCGCCCTCGATATCGCACTTGACTGCCGTGTGACCAGGCAACAGCGGAGCCATCGCTACGGCCGGGACCGACACAGGCTCACGACCTTTCGTCGGGACGGTCGAATGCGACCAATGCTGATCGTTGTTCGCCAGGTACAACTCGACCTGGCCGGGATCGTTCGCCACCGCAGCAGCGATCCGCACCATCGAAGCGGAGAACGCTTGAAGGTTCAAGTCGAGAACCTGAATGTTCCCAGGGTCAGGCTCCACGCACGTCACCCTCTCCGCCCCGTGCATCAAAGCGAACCAGGCGAAAGCCCCGATATTTGCCCCCAAGTCGAGGACACGGTGACCGCGCCAAACCAGCGACCCGTACTCCCGCCGCTGCTCGCGCACACAATCAGTGTCAGGCCCGACTTCCCGAACCCACATGCCCTCGGCCCAGCCGTTGCGCTTATCGCTGTACTGCTTCACCACGGCACCGGATCAGCGAGGTCGATCGTGGCATCCCAGTCGTACAACGTGTCAGACCACATATACCCGTGAGCTGAAGGACACCCACCTAGTCCTTCACGTCGGCCATCCCAGCCACGCACCTCCCCCAAGGCGATCTCGGGAAACAACTCACGCCGAATATCGAGAGTCTTGAACGGCACGTCAGGCCAAAGCGGAGTGACCTTACGGACGTGGCCCAGCTCCGAATCGTGCGCGCGCCCTGGATACTGGCCTCCGTCCCAAGCCTGCTTGTACTCGCACAAGACGACCTCCATCGTGTACCAATCGACCTGAGCGCCGAGCCTTTCCGACAAGTGACGGCGGGAGATCGACGCCTTGTCATTCGCAATCTGGCACAGGACCGCCGTGTTCCCAGCGTTCAGATGCGCCGCCGTGTCAGGGTGCAACCGGGCGAGCATTTCCCTCGGTGACCAGCCGCCGCTCGGCCGGATATCGGGGAACGGGTAGTCGATCACGCCGACCCTGTGCAGCGCCTCGTACAACTTGATCGTGGCGTACCGGCCATTCCCGGCAATCAGCATCAGCCGGTCCCACACCTCGTCCGCGTCACGGGCCGAACCAATCGTTGGGGCGACCCGCAAACACCATTCGGCGTAGCCGAGCATGTGGGCCGTGAACTTCCTCGGAGTCCTGATCGCCCGACGCTCACGGCGTAGCGAAAGCTGCTTCCATGCACTTTCGACCCATGACGCGAATTCATCGGGGTTGGCAACGACCATCGCCGGATCAGGCCAATAATGCAGAACGACCTCACCGGACGGGACGTTGTACGGGCCGAGGTAGCAGCCGATCAGCCAAGCACGGTGCTCAGGCGTGTCAGCCACGTCACGCACCAAGCCCTCGCAGACGATCCTCATGTGCGGGTCCGGCCCACCGACTGCTTGTTCCAGCCGGGTGAACTCCGACAGGAAATGCATGTGGGTCTCGGCGTCACTCACTTGATGCGCCTTTTGTCGTCGGCGACAGTCGCTGCGATCGCAGCACGCTTGGACTCGCCCTTCGGATCTGGGCAACACACCCGCAGGCCTCGGCGGGCATACGACACGATCGTGTACCGGTAAGCGTTCGGGCCAGACAGCTTGAACGGCGAGACACCGTGGAGTACCGACTGTCCATCGAAGATCGAAATCGAGCCGTTCGGTACACGCAACCAAACGTCATAGTCGGCGAGATGCAGCAGACCGCCATCGACGTTGTTTCGGATCGCCAGCATCGCCGACCAGGAGCCTTTGATGTTGTTCGAGTCTCGGTGATACGGGAGCGCCGCTGTGTTGTTGATGATGCCCGATGTCCAAGGGCTACCAGCGATACGCCACGCAGCCGGAATCTTTTCTAGCACCGCTGCTGCCGTCTGCTCGTACTTGTCGCCTGCTTGAGTACGGAACACATGCTCAGCGGCCACGATGTATTCCAAGATCTTCGATGACATTTCTGGTTCTTCAATGTCGAATCTCGAAGAAGCGCAGGCCCACCGCCTACGGAGCGGAACGGGCGGAGTGTACCCGAAGGTCCGGTGGGTTACGACCATGCCCGACAGTCGCGATTCACCGCCACTCGTTTTATGGAGATTGTCCGAATTCCATTTCATTCGACCAAAGCCGACAGACAAACGGTTCGCCAGGTCGGGTACAGCGATCACTTGTAAAGCGGAAACCTCTCCTGTGTCTTCGTCAATTAGCGCAGCGTTGCCTTCGATAATTTCGGCACCCGGTGGCGGAGAAGAAACGATTGCTTGAACCTGCCGCTGACCGCAGCTAGCGCACGGCTTCAAAGGCGTGTATGGGACCATCGCGCCGCACGAATTGTAATCGTTTTTCAGCCTTTGGTCCAGCTCGGCGAACGTGCAGCGAACAAGCGGACTCAACGTTCGCTTCCGAACGATGCGCGGAACGACTGTCTGCGCCAGCTCCATCAGGCCGTGGCTTCTGTCACCAGCCGCAAGATCACTTCGGCGTTCGTATCCAAGCTCATCGACGAGCGAAGAGCAATCAGGCTGTCCACAACAATTTCGTAGTCGTCGTGATCGTATGGCAAGATCAACGACCGGATATCGGCGGCAGCGTAAGCGCCAATACGGTCCTCTGGAGTCGCGCCTTGCCGCACGCCGCCCATAATTTCGTCGGCTGCTGCCGCCTGCAAAAGAAGATCCATCGAAGAACTGTCATACCCGGTGCCGACCAGGCTGCCGTTCTCGTCGTCCACCATCCGCAGGATGTCGAGCAGAAGTTGGTCGTCGTAGTAGGCGAGATCCGACACCCGGTTGTCCGCAAGAAGAATCCGCTTGGCGGTCTTGTCGTCGCAGTCGATCCAGAAGCCTGGGATCGAGGTCTCGCCCGCATCTCGTGCGACACGTAGACGGGTGTTACCAGCCAGGACGTGCCCTGTCTCCTTGTGAACGAGCAACGCACCGTAGAAGCCGTTGGCGCGGACCGACTCGGCTACCGCCACGTCGTCGCCTCGCCTCGGGTTGTCGGGATGCTCGGTCAGGTCAGCGAGCGGGATTGCTTCGTTGAACTCTTGGTTGATTGTGTAGCCACTCATGCTTCGATCCGATCGTTGATTCGCTTGATTGCTCGATACACGGCGTCCGGCGTGATCTCCTTGTCGCCCACTGTGCGTGAAACTTCGTTGAGTCTTACGGCCAGCTCGGGCTGAGTCGCACCCTTTTCGTACAACTCCTTGAGGAACGCATTACGTTCCAGCATCGCTACGTTGCCTCGGCACACGGAGAGCTGGAGAGCTGCCAGCTTCTTAGATTCGTTGTCGGTCATGCCCACATCATAGCCGACTACGGTCGTGCTCATCCGTTGTTCAACTGGTATCGCACGTTTGCGGCGAGAGTGCGGAGAGCGTCAAGCCTGGCACGTTTCATCGACATTGCTTCTCGCTGGAACTCTCGGCGAGCGCCAGCAATCGCAGCAGTCTTCCGTTCGTCGTTCGAAGCCAGCTCGATTCTTGCGTCGCGAGACTTCGCATCCTGCTTCAATACGAGTCCGTTCTCGTCGCGCGGCGGATGCTCGATGACGGCCAACGTCATAAGCGCCTGCTGTTTCAGATGATTCGCCGTGGACACGCCAGCCGCCTCGGCGATCTCTGCGTACTCTTCGACGAGAAGCTCCAACGCATCCGCAGTGTCCATGATCTTATGTTCGATCTGAGCCTGAGACATGACCGGACGAATATCATTGCTCATCGGGTGCCCGATCCGTGGCACGTCGGGCAAATCGAGTTGAACGAAGGGACCGGCTGACGGTCCAGCGACTCCTCCCTGCCAATCTCCCACACGATCGCTCGACGGCCAGACGATATAAGCGCCCGCAGCCCGCTGTCCCGAACCAGTCCAGCGTCACGCAGTTCACTGATACGGGTTCTGAAACCCGATGCCGAGATCGGATCTTCCCATCGTTGTGCGTATCGGCTCATCAGACCTTCGTGCGTTCCCGGTCGGAGGCTGAGTAACTCGATCTGCCTGGCGTGGAGTTCACGCATCTTGAATTCGTCAACCGACCTTGCCGCCTGCCAGCTTGTCTCTGGATCTCCAGATCGGGCGACAGGCTTGAATTCTTGTCCGAAGATGTCGAGTTGCCCGTCGTTCGGGATCATCCATGAGACTTCCCACCCGCAGATGCTGGCGCACTCCCAACAGACGTTCGTGTCGTCTGCCCTGGCATGATTTTCGGTGACTAGCTCGTCCCACATTGCAGCCCCGCATAGCGGTGTCTGGCCGTAGGCGGCGTGATCGTAACTAATATGATCGTTCATGTTTTTGTCTTTCTAATAATGACGGTCGCAGCCTCGGCGTCGGCCCGTCTTGAGTTGTGGGCGAGGTCATGATGCGCCTCGCATATCAGCAGGAGATTGGTGGCATCGTGCCCTCCGCCCTGCGAACGAAGAACTCGATGATGAATGTGTCCTCGGCCCGAGCATCGAACATCGAGAGCGAACCCGAGCGGCCATGCCTGGCACTCTTGGTCTCGCTCCTTCACAGCCTCAGCAGTATCGGGAGCGACACCGGCCCTCTTCGGACGGGATCGTTGCTTAGATGGCCTTTGAGCGACGCCAGATGACGTTGCAGCCTTGGACCGATTGAGCGACTTCTTACGTTTGATCGGACCGGATTGAATCACGTCAAGAACCTCCACTCAGCATTGACCTCGGGACAATCAAACGGCCGCCGTCAGTCAGCCTGATCTCAGCCCGGTCTGTGTCGAGCACACGCAACACCCTGCCCCAAACAGCTCCCCATTCCCCAGATTCAAAAAACACCTCTTGCCCGACCGACAGCGCCATCAGTTTCGGAGCGTTCCTTTTTGCCTCGGCGCGCTCTGCCTTTCTCACGTCGGCGTCCATGACGTGGCCTCGGTTGAGCGCCCGCTCCCGTGGTGTCACGCTCATACGCTTGCGCCCTCCACGAATCCAAGAAGCTCATCGAGAATCTTCGTATTCGGCTCGTTCGATCGGAAGCCAGACAAGATGTGCGGATCGGTCTTCGGATCTCGCAACGCACACGCCTGCGAATACGATCTCGCCGCTACGGCGCGACCCTCTGCAAACGGCAGGATGCGTCCCTCAGCGCCCGAAGGTAGTGCTGGAAGGGACATCGCCCGCCGTCGGGCCTCCGAGCGGTAAGCGTTGTTCAGATTGCCCCAGAGAGGGCGACCGTAGCCGTCGTGCGTTTCAATGACAGTCTCGACCGCCTGACGACCGCATTCGTAGTCGGTCCAACCTTCAATCCGTTGCCGGGTGGCCTCGATGTTCTTGTCGTCCCAGCCGCTTGTTTCGACTGCCAGGGTGCTAATGAGCATCCACGATTCTTCTTCGGTCATTGATTCATCCTGTTCAACATGGCCTGCTTGAGAGCGGCAGTGGAGTTTGTAAGTTTCGGTGCGGAGGACTTGGCCGAGGCGAAAGGTGGCTCGTCGTTCCAGCGCTCTTCGCTCAGCCAGCCTTGCGGCCATTTCTGATTGGCGGCGTCGGGCAACATCCAGTATTCGGTCCATCGCTCCAAGCCAGCTTGGATCACCTGGGGTGCAGCCTTGCGGATCGCCCGCTCCCAGCACTCGCGTGCCTTCTTCTTCGAGCCGACTCTGCCATATGTTTGCCAGAACAGATCGAATTCGTCATCGAGCGAAAAAGCCAGAACCTCCATCAGCGGCACCGCCTCGATCGCTTGCGATGAGACGAATAGTTCTACGGACGGTTCTATGGATGGTTCAAGGACGGTTCGGGCGGCGCACACACCGCCCCGTTCGGTCGTAGACACCGCCCCGTTCGCGCCTTCTACACCGCCCCGTTGCGTCGTAGACACCGCCCCGCGGGGCGACGCTGGAACCGCCTCGTACCCGTACTCGATCTCGTAGCGATTCGGGCGGCGATCAACCGGAGTGGCATCAGTGCCGCCCCGGTTGGTGTGGACAATCAGGATGCCCTTCTCGGACATTGTTGCGAGGTGCCGCTGCACTCCACGCCGATCGACCTCAGCGTATGCCGCCAGAGTGTCAATCGACGGCCACGATCCACCGTCACCGTCATGGTTGGCGATGCCGATCAAGATCAGCTTGGCGGTTCCCGGCACGCCCCACGACTTCTTGAGAACTAGGGCGACGCGCTCGATACTCAAGCCACGACTCCTGCTTCTGTCAATTCTTGGTACACTTGTTCTCCTGGTTCGTTCTTGGTAGGGACGATGACCTTACCCGGCCCAGAAGCAACGCACCGTTCAAAGTGCGAGCTTCTGGGCCGGGTGTATTTTCAAGTCAGACTGTGGCGTAACGGGCTGGCGAGTTCAACACGTTCCAGAACTCCCCCTCCAACTCGGACTGACGGTCGCCGTCCTCGACAAGCTGGGCAGCAGCGGTAACGGCTTGCCCCAATCCCAGGAGAGTCGAGTCGCCGCCACGAGCGAAACAGTCAAAGACGTTTCTCTGCTCGTCGTCGGTCAAGCCGATCTGGTCAGTCACCACTTCAATGGCCGATGCCGCCGATCGGATCTCGACACCTTTCGCAGCACGCATCTCGGTCGCGATCGTTTCCAGGTAGTCGGTCGAAAGGTAGGTTCGGACCACGTCGGCGACTTGCGAGGCGACCAGCTTGTACACGTTCTGGCGAGTCTCGCCGGACCAGTTGATTTCGCCGTCGGAGAGTCGAGCGCCGAGGTGGGCACGCTTGAACTCGATCGGCTTGACCAGACCGTTCCGACAGATCGCGACCTCGGCCCGAGGGCGGACGAAGAAGGTGCCGTTGCCAGTCTCTGAGTTGCCGATCTCGATACCGGCCCACAGCACCGGAGGTGTCTCGCCAGCGTCGGGTCGGTCGTGCATTCCGTTCTCCGGCTTCATCGAGAACGGCATCCGGTAGTCGCCGAGCAGATCGGGGACGGCCAGCTCGATCGCCGGGACCGTGATGCGAAGGCGGAGCTGGTCTGGGGTCACGTCGCCCTTGACTTGGCAGTCGCCGAGGCCGAGGCCGAAAGCGCCGAGTCCTTCGATGAGAGCGTGGAGCGCACGATCGTTGTCGAACAGCCCGTAGCTGTCGGACAGGATCGAGCGAAGCAGCAGCCCGTCGTCGGCTCGCAGGAAGCGGTACAGCGCTTTGCGGTTGTCGGCGGTGGCGAGGGTGTTGATGGAATGGTCGGCCAGTTCGGGGAGTGCTGATCCAACGTCGGCAGCGTTGAGCCGGTCGAGGTACTGGACGGGGATGCGGAGGCGACCGGCGATTTGGCGTTCGGCCATCCGTGAGTAGGTCGCTTCGATGACCGGGGACGTGACGCCTTCGTCGGTGAGTTGGGGTTCGCCGTTGGGGTCAGTAATGGTGATGATTCCGTCGTTGACGTTCATCGCTGATTGCGGCGCAACGACATCGAAGCGGGAAGAGGCGACGGCGGCAAGCGTGCCGCTGATCTTGGAAAGGTCGGTCTCGTTGCGGAGCCGGGTGGAGAGTTCTTCGGTGGTGGGCATGGTGCCATTCCTTCTGGTTGGTTGAAGCGGGGATCGCTCCGAAGATCCGCCCGAGTCGGGAAGACCTTCGCAACGCTCGGCCGTGGCCGAGGCCGCTTCGGGATCAGCAAGCGAGGCGGGCGGATCAGCGACGCGACCAGTCGAGCCAATCTTCGGCGAAGGGGAACTCACGGACGAACTGATCACAGACCGAGAGACAGCCAATGCCGGACAAACCGCGCCGCCAGCCGATTTGGCAATCGCAGGATTCTTCTTCGTTCGATGGGTCGGATTGGGAGTTTGTCTCGTTGGTCATGTCAACACCTTACTCGACTCGGGTCGATGCGACAACTATTGGCCCGAAACTATTTGGAAGATGGGGTAGCCACATCGACTCGGGTCGAGTAAGCTGTGATTGTTCCACCAACCCCGGCACCCCGTCGAGGACAACCCTGAAACGAGAAACCCATGAACGAAGACCTGGACATCCCCATCGGCGACGAGCCAGACATCGACTACGGCACCCCGGCACTCATGCCAGATGGGACAGCCGAAGCGCTCGACCGGGCATCCTGGCACCTCAAGATGGCAGCCAGAGCCACCGCCCAACGTGACGAGATCGACGCCGTGTACCAAGCCGAAATTGACAGGCTGGAAATCCGCCGACTCCACCGCCGTCGCATCTTCAACGATCAGATCGCCTGGCACCAAGCCCCGATCGAATCGCTCCACCGCGCTTTGGTCCGCGACGATCCGAAGCGCAAGTCGATCGAGCTGCCATACGGCACGTCGAAGATCCGAGTGTCGAAGACACCGACATTGACATTCACCGACAAAGCAGCGACGCTCGCCTGGGCAGAGAACAACCATCCCGACATCCTCGGCAGAACAATCAACGTGACCGGCATCAAGTCGATCGCCAACGTCACCGAAGCCGGAGTCCTCGACGCAACCGGAGAGATCATCCCTGGCGTCGAAGCATCCATGCCGGAGCCGTCCTGGTCAGTCCAGTTCGCGACCGACGAAGACCAGTCATGACCAATCCCCAACAGAAAGATAACAACATGGAACAAGCCAACATGATGACGCGGTTCGCCAACGTCCTCGCCTCTGTCGAGAAGGTCGTCAAAGACCAATCGGCCAAGATCAACGAGACATTCAGCTACCGGTATGCAGACATCAACCAGATCCTCGCAGGACTGAAGCCGGTCCTCGCGAAATACAACATGTCGATCGCTCAACCAATCGAGATCGTTGACGGCAACATGGTCATCACGACGATGCTGGTTTGCACCGAAACCGGCGAGCGCCTCGTTTTCCCAGGTCCAGGCTTCCCGGTCAAAGGCGACCCGCAACAAGCTGGCTCGGCGATCACGTACTTCCGCCGTTACGGCCTGACCTCATTGTTCGCTTTGGAGGCCCACGACGACGACGGTGGCATCGCACACCGGGCGGAGGCCAAGCCGGGGCAGCGGACCGAAGCCGAGAAGCAGATCCGCAGCATCATCGGGGCGATGGACAAGGAGCGTCGAGCAGAGTTCAGCAATGCGTTCAAGGAAGCGTTCGGCTCGACGCTGACCGGCCTGCCCGAATCGAAGCACGGCGACGCTCTCGCATGGACGAAGACCGAGACAGGCGAATGAGCGACCCGTCCGAAGATTACGGGCAACGCTGCACATCAGCTGCTTTGGTCATGCCTGAGATGATCCGCCAATGCTGCGGATACGAAGGCCACCACGGCGATCACATTTGGCTACCGATAGCACAGCGAGGATTGCCAATGGCTTTCACTTGGAGCGACTTTCATGCCGACGACGACACGGTGACCATCTGGTCGCCAAAGATCGACCAAAACAACGAAGGAGAACAAGAATCATGAGCGATTCACAAGTCACACTGATCGGGAACCTCACCCGTGAGCCGGAACTCAGATACACGGCAGGAGGACGAGGAGTAGCTTCGTTCGGCATCGCCTGCAACCGACGATGGATGGACAAAGCCAGCAACGAATGGAAAGAAGAGGTCTCGTTCTTCAACGTGACCGCCTGGGCAGAACTCGGCGAGAACTGTGCAGCCAGCCTCCAGAAAGGCAACCGGCTGATCGTCACCGGACGCCTCGCCCAACGGAACTACACCGACCGCGAAGGCAACGAGAAGTCCGTTACCGAGGTCGTCGCCGACTCGGTTGGTCCCGACCTGCGATGGGCGACCTGCGAAGTGACTCGCACCGAGCGGACCAGCGCTCCGCAGCAAGCGAAGAAAGCCAATCCTTCATACTCTGAAGAAGAGCCTTTCTGATGGCGAAACCCTGCACCGGGCACCAGATGCGAAAGGTTGACGGCACCTGGCAACGCAACGTGAACGGCAAATGGCAGTCTCTCAAAGTCATTGTGACGGACCCGACAAAACTCAGCGAGGCTGGCGCGCGTCGAGCCACGAAATCACGGCCACGAACAACGATGCCTCGCCGCATCAACGTCTGGTCTTGGTCGTGAGCCGACCTGCACCAGATCGCGGAAAGACCGACGATCAACGAACCGCCGATATGGCCTACGGGTTCATCCGAATCATCTTCGCGATCTTCACTCTGTGGATCTCGGCTGCCGGTTCCGCTGTACTATGGCGACTTATATCGTAAGGCTGACGTAAGACCACCACGATTTTTGCGGCTCCGAGGAGCCGTTCCTTTCTATTGCGGTGTCAGCCTCCCTCGCCGATCTTGCCCCCCACGGTCGGCGAGGGTGAGAGTCCTCAGACGGCGCAAAGCTCCAACGGGATGCGTCGAGTCATGGCGACGGGCATGATCCATCGGAGGCGAACCACGGTCGCCACCCGTTGCCGTAATAGCCGACCGCCATGTCGAACAGAGTCCGTCCCGTCGTCAGGTTTGTGTACCCGTTGAACAGTCGAGTGAAGTCCCACCCGACGAGCGGGCCAACCCATTTGCGATGCGCCCGCATGTTCAGTTGAATCAGCCCGTAGCTGTCATCTGGATACCGAGGGTTGTG